CAAAAAGTGTTTAAATCAAAACGTGTAATTGTTGCACTAATGAGTGCGTTTACTGGTATACTTCCCATATCAGGTCGAGTAACAGTTTCGGCTGGTATGTTAGACACCCTCGCTCCTCCGAAAGGATCAAAAGGACGAGAGAAGTTTGGCATTATCGACTATCTATCAACTCACCACTATTATGTTTGGTCACCATTGGAAAAGACTATTCTTATTCCTATGGCCGCATTTAGTATTGGATACGGAGCAGTTGTGTTCAAACTACTGCCTCTATTAATTGTATCACTAGGAGTAGTGTTTACATATATTACTTTCTTTGTAAAAGAAGATGACATTGAACTTAACACACAGAATAAACATTTTAAAGTATCAAATGTTATTAGAAATGTGTTTCCGTTTTTAGTTGCTATTGTTCTAGCACTTAAACCTATTGGAGGGTTAGACCCGTGGTTAGTGTTTGGTGCATTACTATTTTACTATATGATTCTTACGTTAACATGGGATTATAAAAAGTTACTAGGCTTTGTAGATTTTAAGTTACTTGCTTGGGTAGCAGTTATCATTGTAGTTGCAAACTTTACTAGAGAGAATACTAATGACATCAAAGCATATCTTGAAAATACTGCATTTGATATTAATACAATAACAGGATTTAGTATCATAAGTGCGTTAGCATTTGGATCAGCATTCTTGTTTGGTTCAAGTAGCAGATTTGCCGCTATTACTACTATACTATCTTTAGTATACGGAGTTGAATATTTTGTATGGTTCTTTGCATTAGATTATGCAGGATACTTAATATCACCTATGCACAAATGCATGGCAATTGGTAAACTATACTTTGGCACACCTTGGAAGAAATACTTAAATGCACTAGGTGCATGGATAGCATTACTCTTAGGTGCAGGTGCACTTACACTAATAATTTAAAAACTTAGGTATCGGGCGAGGCTAATAATTTCGCCCGATCAATCAAATGAAAAAAATTCTCACAACATTAATTTTATGTTTCCCTATGTTAGCATGGGCGGATGATTTCGATAGCAATCAATTCACACTAAAAATACAAAACTCAAACTATGGTATAGAAACAAGACAATATACTAGTAGTGAGCGTTCTCATATACAAATAGAAAAGTATGTAGGCAAATGGAAGTTTGCATATAGGTATGATGAAAACGGAAGTAAAACTGAACATCGTCCACGTATAGACTACAAACTATATGATAACGGTTTAGTTTACATAAAGCCTCGAGTTGAATATCGTTACTACGAAGGTACACGCAACGACTATTGGAGAGTAAGATCTGCAATAGGGTTAAGAGTAAAAGGTATGTACTTAGAAGTTAATCCAATGCTTAGGCTAGGCAGTGGTTATAGTAATGATTTAAGTGTAGATGAATATCAAACTAAACTAGGCTATAAGTTTCCACTAGGTACAAAAGCACAACTTAATATGTTTGTGCAACGAGATAGTGATAAAGACTTTAATAAAACAGACATGCTGTTTGGTACTAGTTTAGGATTTAGATTTTAACTGTATCTTGTTTATAACGTCCGGCCATAATCCAGTTTACACTGACTCGGCTGGGCGTTGTAGATTTAATTGGATAGTGATTTAATCTTGCATCAAAAAATACCGCAGTGTTTTCTTTATGATGATATTCAGTTCCGTCAATAACTGTACCACCGTCAGCATCATTTAGATAGTATAACAAACTCCAACGATTTTCATTTTCATTATCAATGTGTGGACTTGTTACTTGTCCTGGAGCATACATGTTTGCTCTACATCTCATCAAATGATCGATTTGCAACCAACTTTGATTGTGCCATGCAAAACTATCAAACGCATGAGTAAGACTTGGTGCTAGATACCATTTGTCGTCACCTGTAGGTTTATCATAAAATTGTGTAGCGAAGCATGTTGCATAAGGATCTGGATCATCAATAACTGCAATGCCTGGATAGTGCCACGGAAACCCTTGATTAAGAACTTCTTTCTTAATACGTATGTGTAACCATTCTTCGGGTAAAAATGGATCTAATAGTATTGGCTTTTTAGTTAATTGTACATCTATCAATTTATATTTCCTTAACGATTAATATGATGGTTGTCATCATAGTATTGGACAACATGATCGTCGTCTTTGTCTTGTAGTCTTTCTGCCCACCAACTTAATAGTATTGCTACAAAGCCAATAGAAAGTATTACCCAAAAGAACGACTCAGTGGTTAGCAAATGCCATAACACTTGCAAACCATCTGTATCTGTATAATCTATTTCAGCCATGCAACTCTTTGTCCTGCATCAACTCTACGTTTGTGTTCTTCAACTGAACCAGGATATCTCCATGCCCATATTGCTACACCTAACATAAATGCACCACTCCACGCAACTGCTTTTAAGTTGCCTGTTGCGTAAAAAGTAAACGCAAGTGTAGAAGCCATTACAATTACCATTGCGTATTTTCCTTTTGTAGGAAATACTCTTTTCTTATTCCAGTTAGTTAGGAATTTACCAAACCATGGGTGGTTGTATAACCAAGCCTCCATTTTTGGTGAACTCTTTGCAAATGCCCATGCCGCAATTACAAGGAAGATTGAAAAAGGTATTCCGGGTGTCACTACTCCGATATAGGCTAGACCAACACATAAAAAACCAATTGCCTGATACATATATTTTTTTATTTTATTCATATTATTTTGTGCCTTTCTAACACTGTAAGTAATTTATCCACAAGTTCATCCATCATTCCTGATGAGTGATTAGGTCCAGGACAAAACCTTAAACGTTCTGTGCCTTTTTCAACAGTAGGATAATTTATTGGTTGCACATATATTCCGTCTTTGTATAATAAATCATCTGATATTTGTTTGCACTTTACAGGGTCTTTAATCATAACTGGAACAATATGGCTATTATTTTCAAGTATCGGAATACCTTTGTCTATAAACTTTCTTTTTAGTTCTTCCGACTTTACTTGCAACATCATTCTAAGTTCTTTATGTTCTTTTACATACTTTACTGATGCTAATGCACCTGCACATAAAACAGGACTCATTGATGTTGTAAATATAAATGCAGGTGCGTAACTTCGTATTGCATCTATAAATGTTTTGTCAGCGGCAATATATCCGCCTTGTACTCCATATGCTTTGGCTAGAGTACCATTGATTATATCAGGGTGTACATTTCTTTCTTCGCACACACCTCCACCGTTTGGTCCATATAATCCTACAGCATGTACTTCGTCTATGTAACTTATTGCTTTGTACTTTTTACATAGTTTAACAATATCACCTACTGGTGCTATGTCTCCGTCCATACTATAAACAGATTCAAATACAACCATTTTAGGTCCTGAAATCTGTTTTAGTTTTAATTCTAATTCTTCTAAATCATTGTGTGTCCAAATAATTTTTTTAGCACCACTGTGTCTTATACCTTGTATTAATGAACTATGATTGTTACTGTCACTAATAAATGTAATGTCTGGGATAATTTTTGCAATAGTTTCTAATGTAGTTTCGTTTGCATTAAAGGCACTAGTGAATAATAGTGCTGATTCTTTGTTGTGTAAACGTGCTAGTTCTAGTTCAAGTGCAACATGATAATGAGTTGTACCACTAATGTTTCTAGTACCACCACTACCTGCACCTGCTGTTTCTAATGCTGTTTTCATTGCATCTAAAACAAATTGATGTTGACCCATACCTAAGTAATCGTTAGAACACCAATTAACAATCTTTGTAACAGCATATTTTGAATACCAAATTGCTTTAGGAAAATCCCCACACTCTCTTAGAATATCGTTGAACACACGATACCTGCCCTCTTCTTTAAGGTTTAGTATCGCCTGTTCAAATTTATCAATGTGTTGCATTTAGTTCTGTTTCTAAGTCTGCTTGATGTTGCATTAACTTTTCAATGTTGTCTAGCATTTCCTGTCTTAGAGGACTTTGCATAGGTAACTTTCTAAACCTAATTTTAAGAACTTTAATTTCGTTCTTAAGTTTTTGAATCTCAAGTCTAACATTTGAATCATCAATAACTGGTATAGATGCTGTTGCTACTGGTTTGCTTTCCAAAGTAATATTCAGCGTATCCATAATCAAATCGATCTTTTTCTCTAACAAATCTAATCTTTTGTTTGTATCCATGTTATATCCTATTATGTACGTATATTATTTATCATGCTTGTTTGATCTAAAAATATTTCCAAAAAGACTTGACTTTTTACTATTAATGCTTATATAATATATGTAACAGATAAAACTGTTATAAATAAAAGTGTACGCCGAAAGGGTACAACAATTAATCTTGCTTAATAAAGGAGAAATAATATGACAAGACTAACAACTCTAGACCTACCTAACTTCCAAAGAGCCACAATTGGCTTTGATAGACTGTTTAACGAAATGGAAAGACAGTTCGCAAATAGTCCAAACGGAAACGGGTATCCCCCATACAATATAGCACAAATCAACGATGATGAGTATATGATCTCATTAGCAGTTGCAGGCTTTGGTATGGACAACCTTTCAATTACCACAGATGGTGATCAATTGAAAATCGAAGGAACTGCTCCAAAAGGAGATGAAGATGTCAACTACCTACACAA